CGAACGTCGAGATTTTTGGTACACCCCATGCACTTCACAGTGGTACAGCATTAGCGCGTTAGCGCGGTACAAAGAATGCACGAAGTTAGTTGCGTCTAACTTGGGACTATAGTAGGCATACCATTTCAAAAAAACGTCGACAGTCTTGTACCCCATTCGAGGTACGAGACTGTACGTTATTTGAATATGTTATTCTATTTTAATATAAAATAATATGATGTAGCGTTATCAGCTTCCGTTATTGTTAGTGTTAATGGACCGAATTCTGTATTCGATATCTTGTTCCTTTGTCCTCCTTTACCGCCATAGCATATCAAGGTTAATGGATAATTTGATGGATATGGTGACTGCTCTGATAATGTGACATTTGAAGTATTATTCGATGTAACATATACTGTGCCATAATATTTTACACCTTGAAACTGAATATCAACATTGCTATTGTTAACGCCGTAAATAAATCCATTTAAGTAGCTTGATACTCTTATAAAAGGCGAATTGCAATTATTTAATTCAATTATTTTTATTCTATTAGGATATTCGCTTTTATCTATCTTTAAAGATAGACCATATAAGTATCCCTCTTTTAAATTACACTTAAAAGCCATACCATCACTGTCACGTGACGAAAAATTACCAGTGATTTTTAAGTTTTTTATATTGCCATTGCCAACAATACTTATACCCATTTTATTTAAAACAAACGACATATTATCAAGTATAATGTCATTATATAATTTAGGCTTGTTTGTGTTAAACAGGAAAGCTATAGTAGACCAATTATTAATGTCACATCTAGTCATATAGATAAATTGACCATTGTTATACACAACACCATTACCACTATTTGAATAAACACCACTAATATTGCAATCATTAAAATACACATATTCCGTGTTGTCAGTGTTAGTTACTGTTTCTAAGGTTTCATCTGTTCCAATGCTAACGCAATATTTAAAATTGATATCATTTGAACCATACCATGTGCAGTTATTGAAATAAAGGTAGCCTGTTTTACATGCAATATTTGTGCCTTTTAAGAAGTCTGTAAACCAACATTTTCTAAAGTACACATATGAAACATGTGAGTCATTGCCTCGTTTAAAAAGTATTCCGTTATTTCTGTTATTACCACAAAAATATATATTTTCAAAATTGCAGTGAAAAAGGTTAGCTGAAAATTCAAACATATAACTATTACCATTATATAATAATTTAGTACCTCTATTAGCGTATAACTCATTTTCGCCCTTGAAAGTAATGCATGTCATGAAATAATTCACTATGATAGGTTCATTAATTAAATATGTGCCACTAGGAAAAAACAATGTTCCACCCTTTGTTTTTAGGCACTCAATACCTTTTATAATATAATTGTAGTCATCATTAACGCCATCACCATATGCACCTAATGCTTTGATATTTAACTCATTTTCAAATATTAATGTTGCATATAATTCACCTGAAAGAGTTTCATAATAAGCGTTAGGCTGTATATCTGTAATGTAATAATAAGCACCTCCGTTATCGTTTATTTGTCTGTAACCTAAAGTTTTTACTTTCATGTTCTTTTTTAATATTTTGCTCTGCTTCATTTCTGTTACTGTTGCAAAACATAAAATATTTTCTTTTGCTATTGAGGTATACTCAGCAATCTGTGCATTGAAATTGCCTGTATTTACCCAGTAATTTTCATCTTCAATATCAATATTCGATGGAACAGGAATTTTACTTGTAAAGCTATTTCCCACGTGAGTAACTACGCTCAATGCTTCATACTGTAAAGCCTTATTCCACTCACCCATAATCTTCGGCACATACCTAGCACCAACATACTGTCTGTTAATTAATTCATTACTCATATCACTTTTACCTCTCTTTCTTAATAACTTAATACTAAATGTCCATAGTCATAGTTACCAACACCGATATTATTTTCAATATCTAACCCAGTAGTATTAAATGTAATATTCTTCCAATTAGCAGGAATATTATAAACAATATATCCACTGTCACTAATAGTAACAAATATCATAGTTGCAAGATACTCTCTAATAATACTTTCTGCAAAACTAGTATCATAGTTATTAATCCATTCCTGCACCTTTTTCATTTCCTGCTTTAACTGTTCAACATCATTACTAATAGCTTTATCATTCTCAATCAAGTTATTAATATATTCAACGCATTTGCAGATAACTTCATAATAGCTTAATTCATCATCATATACTAATGGTAACACTTTAAAGCACCAAAACCTAAACTCTGTTAAGTCTCTATAATTTGCGTTCATTATTACCTCTCTTTCTCTTTACCATAAAGTAAAGAAGCAATCACTGCAATCCTCAATTATTCGCATATCAATATTGAGAAAAGTCTCTCTAAATTTCTTTAATAAACTACTATAATTTTCTGTACCTTGTTTGCCTTTTACTGTCTCAATATACTTATCAGTATTATTAATATTTTCTGTACCACTTCCAATTTTATTGTCATCCCTTGTCAAAGTATCTGTACTTTCATTAGTAGTCGTATTATCTTCATTCACCTTAGTAACTGTGGTCAATGGTACACTATCAACAATACCTTGAGTATCCATACTATTCTGTGGTGTATCACTAAATCTATTCAAGGTATTAGTATTACTTGTACCGCCACCACTACTAACATTTTTACTTGTACCACTATTAGTTTCTGTGTTATTACTTGTCCTATTACTTGTACCGCTACCCTCTCTACTCCTAGTCAAATCAACATCATAAAAAGGATTAAACTCAAGCAACTCACTTTTATACAACTGATTGTAATAAGGCATAATTTCATTGAGCTTAGCATTTAACGCTAGTTTCCACCTGCCTACAGTTTCATGTGCAATCTCTCTTGTATAATAATGCTTTAATATTTTCCTGCATAAAACTTGTCTATAGTTTTCATCAAATATAGGAAAGTCAAAATTAAAAATCTTATTCCAACATTTATCTAAAATGCTATCAACATTGTCTGCACCATCACTCTCATTCAAGCCTGCACTGTTTTCGCAAATAAATCTTACCTCTGTTGTGTACTTACTCATTGTTATCACCACCTTTACCTATGTCAATCTCATTACTTAAGTTAGCTTCACTAGCGTCAAACGTATCAAGTACCTCCATATCCTCTCTATAATCAACACTAATGTTCAATCCAAACATTTTGTTAATCTGCTCACAAGCCTGCTGTCTCATATACAATCTTGAGTACCTACTAGCAATAGTACCACCTAAATTCCTTTGTACTTCATCAGTTATCATTCTCTCTTTCTTCACAGTATTAACATTACTAATGCCTAAATATGTCAATGCTTCATTCCAGTACTGTGTCTTTAAATCATATAACTTATCAGCAATATAAGGACTCGTAGTATCTAAAGTTTTAATACCGGTTAAGTCTAAATTCTTATCACCGAAAATAAATGGTTCATTTCCCATATACTGTGCATAGAGATTTTTCATAACTAATCTCTGATTTTCAGTACAAGTAATAATCTTAGGTGTTTTCTGTTGTATCACATTAACATCAATAGTTCTCTGTATCTCATACAACCTTTTACTCTTTTCCTGCACATCAAGTATACTGTTAGTGTGAAGCATGTTATTAAAAATAATAACACTGTTGCTAGGGTCAAGTTTCATTTGATACCCATTTTGTGCAAAAGCTGTCCTAGTAATAGGTATTCTATAAACATCAAGTGCACCACCAATCATAACCTGTAGTCCTAAATAGCCCATGACTTCATCCTTAAAAAATACTGCCATTCCGTCATTGAAAAGAGCTAACTCTAAAAACCTTGCATCAATAGTATCGGGCAGATTCTGCCAATCAAACATTGAAATGCTTAATTCTGTCAGTTTATTAATGTACTGCAAGTATGTTCTTTGATTCTGTAGGAAAGCTTCTGATTGTGTTTTTCTTCCTCTTCTTCCCATTGTCTCACCTCTTTTTTAATTAGGACTGTTATCTAATGAATAGTTACCTATTTCACTAGCATTTTTCCAAAACGTTATACCATTGTCAAAGATATTTTTTATAGCTGTCACATCATTATTATTGCAATTATTTGAAATTACATTACATCCAATAGTTTTAGTATAGTTCCAATGAGGTCTACTTGATATATTAGGTGTCTTGACTCTTTTAGTTGCATAGCCATATAAATCAAAATAGTCATCAATAACTCTTGCATATTGCTCCTTTAAGTGTATTTGAAAATAATAAAAATCCTGTGTACTTCTTACAATTCCTACACCACTGCCTGCATTTCCTTTTACATAATTAGGTAATAATTCATGTTGTTTATATTCTGCTACGCTTTCTTTTATTTTATCAACTACTCTTATTTCACCTAATGGTGCAGTAGCAGGATTTAATATTGCAAGACTGCCTGCATTACTAATAGTACGTTTTACACTGCTAGTCATTGTAACTTTATTTTGCGCCCACCATATTTTGAAAGTATCACTATCAAAACTACATAATGGTAAATTATCCATTGTTAAAGCATTTTGATTGGCACTTATACCACCATTGTAATTAATAGGTGTGCATACAAAAGTTAAAGTGTTGGGGTCACAATCTACATCAAAATGGCAATATTCATCATTATTAGTAAAATACTCATATTTATAATTTGCTATTTGACTACCACCGTCACTCATACCTATCATACAAAATGGTGACGTTAATAGTTTTTTATTACGTGGAACATAATTTCCATTTTGCGCAGGTTTTGTTATGCTAAAATTTTTTCTTATTGCAGTATTAGGCATATTTATCGTGCCGTCAGTTGGTCCAAATTTTTTAGGAAACATAGATATTGAAACTATGCTATCTGTGTAACCTTTTTCATTCATACCGGCAAGCCATGTTGCAAGTTCTTTTTCTTTGTCTTTTCCTTGTTGAAATACATTGTCATATAAAAGAAAAGCAACGCAACCACTTGACACACCCTCATACTTGTTACCACCACTGTATTGCTGATTGATAGTATATGGTGATTGAACTAAAATACCCCATTCATCAAATAATCCAGTATTATGTTTGTTACCATAACTGTACTCACCTAGCTCTAAATTTTCTGCAATAATATTATCACCAACATTGTCTGTAATACTATGCTCTCTTTCAACAAAACTTTCTTTAAGAGTGCAATCAAATAGAAACCAAGTTTGCATAACATCAATAGTAAAATAAACATTACTAACTTTATCATTGACATACTCAATATTAGTAATAAAAGCATAAAACCATTTAGTGCTATAATTAGTATTCTGAAACATCATATAGTTACAATTATAAATACTTTCAGCACTAGCACTCATTCTTACAACGCCTTGCTGTCCATTTATTCTCTGAAAGCTAGCCTTATCCATAGTCCTGCTAACTTTACTTTCAAAATATTCTTTCTGCGCACTTCTGTTTGCAAAATAAATAGTATCTTTATAACTGCTATCTATCGGTACACCACTACACAATTTGATAACACTATTAGGCTGTATCTGCATATCTTCACCACCTTTACAATAGCAGGAAAGCACTTAAGCTCTCCTGCCATACTATATCACGCAACTGTGATAGTTGCTTCACCAACCTTAGTACTGTCAAACGTGCTAGTAGCTTTAACAGTAATAGTTCCTGCTGTAGCATCGTTATTAATCTTAAGCATACCAGTACTTGAAATACTAGCCTTAGCGCCCTCTTCTGCAATGCTCCAAACAACACTCTGTGGTGCGTAGTTATCAGTATTAACAGTAACATTCATCTGTAACTGACCGCCTGCACTAACAGTAGCTTCACTAGGTGTAACTGTAACTGTATTAACCGCAGGCGTGCCTGCAACAAACAATGCATTATTAGAGAACGGAGAAACGCTAAATGTTTTCCATACATGATACCAGTAGTTCCAATACAGACCCTCGCCATTATACTGCTCTGTAAAGTTCTGATAGTTGTCAAAAATCATAAACCAATCTTTGTCAACCATAACACAAGGAATAGCATCAAGTGCTTCAAGTTCTGCTGTATCAATCTCTACATAAGTAGGGTCATCAGCAAAGAGGATATTTAATCTCTCTATGTCTAAATCACCGAAGCTATCTACAAGTACATGGTGTCCGTCAAATTCTGCTCTATCCATGTTAAATGCTGTCGCAAGTACTTCAACATTCATAGTAGCGTCAAACTGCGAATTAACTAACAAATACTGCTCCATTTTTGGTGTATGGTTCATAACACCCGCAAGGTTATTTTTTGAGTTAAGGAATGTAAGTTTATTTGATACACCCTTAATAGTACTAACAATGCTATTCATGTTTGCAGTATTGATAGCAGGAATTGTAACTGGGTTCATCAAGCCCTTTAAAATATGTCTTGCAAGCATATACTTCATAGTCTGAAACTCATCATAGTTAGCACCAGTATACATAGCATCTACAATTTTAGCAATTAAATCTGTAATGCCGTCAATTGACAGAAAAGCCTGCCTTAACTGGTCATTTGAGATTGTAGCTTTGTAAAATTTCTGGTAGTTCATAATGTGGAACGCACTACGAACATCCGGTATCTCACGCTTGAATACGTTAGACTCTGCTACCTGTGGGTCAAACTGGAATGGCTTTGCAATATTAACAAATACCTCTTCGATAGACTCACCAAACTCGAGCATGCCTTTTTTAAACATAGCCCACGGGTTGTCATAAGATTTACTTGTTAAAATTACTCTACCTATTCTGTTTACAAGAGCTGATAAAAACTCATTCTGTAAAGCAGGGTAGTCCATAATTACTGCACCGATTTCTCTGATTGAGTCAGAGTCAGCCGTAGCCTGCGGTACATAATCTTTGTAGTTTGTACTAGCGTTATTTCTTATTGCATTTAAGATGTCAACGCTTGAATTTGTAAGTGTTTTAATTTTTGGTTTTACAGCCATAATTACTAGCCCTCTCTTTCTTTAAATAAATCATCAAAGGAAATGTCTTTATCGTCATCAATAATATCTTCCTTTTGGTCTCTCATTACATCCGTAGGTGTTGTACCTGCGTCACCCTTAAAAAATCGTGCCTTGTATTTTTCTCTCCACTCATTGTCATTCTGCTCATATTTTGACTTCCAATCTGTGGTATCATTTGCACGTGTTTCAAGGTCATTGAATGTATCAGTAAAATTCTCAATCATAGTAAGGGTATTATCATCAGCATTATCCCCTGCTAATCCTCTTACTGCTTTCATAAAATCATCATGTGAAAGTACTGCCATATTTCTCACCTCTTTTCGATTAAAATATTGGTCTGCACATCATCCAAATTGGCATACCTTTGCGCTTTGTTGGTGTAGGTGTTGGTGGGGTGGGTGGTGTGGGTGGTGTAACACCAGTTAAGTATTTATACCAGTTACTTGCATAAGTTAATCTTTTGGTAAGAGCTTCTACTCCTGCTCGTTCTCTTTCATAGAGATAAGCCTTGCAGGCTTCTGAGACATCTGTTAGCCGTGAAAATTCTTCACCAGTATAATTATAACCTAGCGCAGGTTTATGTATCCATTGACCACCATATCCGTTTATTATTTCATCCCACATTAACTGTGTTTGTATTTCACCAGTAGCCCAGTCAGAACCTTGCGCACTTGCGTAGTCTGTTAAGTTACTACTAGGTGTCCATTGAATTAAACCCCAGCCGCTTGAAGTACTTGCGGTTTGTTTCATTCCTGGGTTTATATTAGACTCTTGTTGAAGATTACCTAACATACCTGCTACACTCTCAATGGTAAAACCTTTATTATTAAAGTAGCCATAAAACTCTGTAGCGTTGTTTTCCATTTCAGACTGTGTTAAATATGCACTTACGCCAACTTTAACTATCCATGCCATTTATCTAATCCCTAAACTAAAAAGTTTATTCCATGTATTTTTGCCACATTGCCCGTCAACAGTTAGACCATATTTTGTTTGAAAGTTTCTGCAAGCTGACTCGCACACTTTGCCATATGTCGTGTCAATACTGCCACTGTAAAAACCTAACTTTGACAAAAGTATTTCAAATACTGTTACGTCATTATTTTTTGAACCTCTCTTTAATAAATCCATATTATAACTTGCACTTCCTTTACTAGTCTCATTATAACGTAAATGATAACTCCAACCATAACTTGGTATGTAATATTTTCTTATACAGATTTCTTTACCAGTTTGGTCTCCTGCTTTGCGCCCTTTTGTAGTTCCTTTTTCGTCAATGCTTGCATGAACTATGTGTTCACTATCGGATGATACACAAACATGATGCCCTACTGCTAAATGAATGTCACCTTTTTCCCAAGGTTCGTTGCAAGTAGTGAAACCACAACGTTTCAACTGTTCATACAAATTTCTTGTTGTACTGTTGGGATTTACATTAAATCCTGCTTTAGATAAAGCGTGTCCAACTAATGAACTACAATCAAAGTCAGGATTTCCATTTCTGTTAATTTGTGAATATCCGTGACTATCGTCATTTGCTATTGCAATCATATAGTTTGTGTAAGTATCAACTTTACTCATTCTTATCACTTCTTTCTACATTCAGAATGTCACATAATTTCTGCAAAATCAATGTGTTATCATTTAGTGCTGTAGTAAACTTGTCTGTTTCTGCCTTGTGACTTTCATTTAGTTTCATACAGTACCACGCTAAACACAAACACATTACTATAGGAAAGCCTACTGTTGTGATAGCCTGCAAAATAGCCTGCATTGTTTCCATACCCTCACCACCTTTCTTTTATTCTCTTTTTAATTATATCATATTACTTGAAATTTTGCAATAATTATGTTATAATAAATTGAGATAATTATAGGCAAATTTAAGAAAAGAGTACAACAATATGAGTGAAAATAAATACTATGACGGAACTAAACTATTGTCAATGAAAGACATAAATGGATTAAAGCCTGAACTGTTTATATGTACTACTAATAGAAGTGGTGGTAAGACAACTTATTTTGGTAGATTAGAAGTCAACAGATTTTTAAAATATAATAAAAAATTCTGTCTGATTTATAGATATAACTATGAGCTTGATGATGTATCTAATAAGTTCTTCAAGGATTTACAAACTTTATTCTTTAGAAATTACACAATGGAAAGTGAACGCTGTGCAAGTGGTATTTATCATAGTTTGTTTTTGAATGAACAACATTGCGGTTATGCTATAAGTTTAAATAGCGCAGACCAGTTAAAGAAATATAGTCACCTGCTTAGTGATACTGATAGTATGCTATTTGATGAATTCCAAAGTGAAACCAATCATTATTGTAGCGATGAAATAAGAAAATTTATTAGTGTGCATACTAGTATTGCAAGAGGTAATGGAGAGCAGGCGCGTTATTTACCAGTATATATGTTAAGTAATGCAGTCAGTATTATTAATCCTTATTATGTGGAACTGGGGATATCTGAAAGACTAAACAGTGAAACTAATTTCTTAAAGGGTGACGGATTTGTACTGGAAAGTGGTTTTATAGAAACTGCAAGCAAAGCGCAGAAAGAAAGTGGTTTCAATAGAGCGTTTAAGAATAATGAGTATGTTGCATATTCAAGTGAGAACGTGTACTTGAATGATAACACTGCTTTTATTGATACACCAGTAGGAAAAGGAAAATATATTGCAACCTTGCGGTACATGAACCATGATTATGCAGTAAAGCAATTTAGTGAGCAGGGATTTTTATATATTGATGATAAAGCAGATAGCACATTTAGAAGTAAAATAAGTGTCACTGTTAATGACCATGACATTAATTATGTCATGTTAAAACAAAATGATTTATTTATTAGTCAGTTGAGATATTACTTTGAAAAAGGTTGTTTTAGATTTAAGAACCTTAAGTGTAAAGAAGTATTGTTTAAGACTATCAGTTATTAGGTATCTGCTATTGTACGTACACTTGATACTGCTAGGTAGCACGTTTGGAAGATAACGCTAGTATGTATTGTCGTAAATGCTGTGCGCTTGTGTTCTGCAATGGTTATAGATATAGAAAAGGCAAGAGTTTTATACTCCTGCCTTTTTGCTTTATTTGTAAATATTTATTAATAGTTCATTTAAATCAATTTTAGCTTGTTCAATGATTTCTAATATAGACTTATTAATGTCGATACGTATTCTTAGCTCATATTCATTGTCATTTATTTTAAGATAGTAAATTATTGAAGCTCTGTTATATTTCTCTTCAATTTTATAACTGTTAAAATTAATTTTTGTATAAATCTCATTTAAACTCTCTTTTATAAAATCAGCAAAATGATTGTATTTTTTCAAATAATATTTATCCATATTTTAATTCTCCTTTTATTTATAAAAATGATTGTGTATATCTGTTGCAATTATTATATTTAATGAAAGTACAATTTCTCTTGTATCTTTTTGCTTTACATAGTCATATGATAATAGCTTTGATAAGTATAAACCATTCAAACAATATTCTATTTTATACTGTTCTGTGCAAGGTACATCATAAAACTCGATTGAACCTTTAAATCTTTTACGCAGTTCCTGCACTACTTGTTCCATTTTTGTATTCATAGATTATCTCTCCTTTGTAAAATAATCACAATCATATTTGCAATCACAGAAACAACACATATGATTGCAAGTTTTTTCCTTTTTCTTTGCCTTGTGTCTATAATATAAATCTACTAACCATGTTATCATAATATTTTTCACCTCATTTCATATGTCGTGTCAACCAGTAATACTCCACCCTTAATTCTCTTTGGAAGTAATTTTCCGGGAACACATAAACCAACTTTAAAATCGCTGTAATCTCTTTTTGTTGCTAAAAATTTTAATTCACTTTGTGTATAATCGTCACTCTCCTTTGCTTCATAACCCTGCATAGATTTATTAAATAAGTCTTTGCATTTCTGTGGCATACCTGCACACTTAATATCATTGTATGGTTCATCAACTGGAATTAAATCATTATGTGTAATGTGTTCTATATATGTTTTCTGTCTTGTAAAAATAGCTGTATCCCAACTACTCTCCAATTTCCAACAACAAAACTTTACAGGGTCTACTGTTATGCCATTTACTTTATCAGCAGGCAAGTCACAATGTATACTATCCGTATCTGCATATATAAACCCTGCTTTGTCTACACCATAGTAATTTTGTTGAGCCGCTGTGATTGTAAAGTTTCTTGCGTATGATGTTATTGCACTGCCAGTTGCTATGTGACCCACCTTTTTATTGTTAGCAGGAACTATATAAAAGCCTATACTTTCATCTTCTTTAACATACGCAACCTTGAAACTACTATTAGAACTACTGGCAAGCTTGCCATATAGATTATTGAGAAATAGTTTAGCTTCCGTACGCTTTGCTCCTTTGCTTTTCATTTTTATTTCTGCATAATGATTGATGTAGTTATCAAAGATACCTATGTCAGAATAAAACCAACATCCGTCAAGGATTTCAAAGTCAATCAGTTCATAGTGCTTTAACATTAGCTTGTAATCTGTCATTGTTATTGTCATTATTTGTGCAGTATCTTTTATGTTTCCATTTATGTCTTTATAGTATCTGTTATAGTTTTCGTTTTTGTCTAACACATCACTAGTTGTCAATGACTCAGTTCCTTTATATAAATGATTACCTTTTATTTGAATAAATGGTAACATATTTTCTTTAATATAAAAGCGTGTTTTTATTCTTAAAAAGTAATACTTATTTTCTCCTATGGCTTCATTAGGTATTATATTACCACTCCAAAAATAAGGTCTACCTATTGGAAAATAGTTCCCACTTTGAGAGTGCATCATACTAGGATATAAAGAGTTTACGTCAGCGGTCACACCATTATGTCTAATAATATTTTCTTTTCCTTTTACTAGATAGCACCAACCCCCTCTATAACTATGTCTTATATATTCGTCAGCATTGGATGAACCATATATATTTTTATCAATTGTAAATTCATCAAGCGCAGGGAATAAATCGTTATAATCATAAGCGCCTAATGAGTTTTTGTATTCAGCTACACAACATGAGCCTATTGTTAATTTATCGTGTCCGTCATTAAATAACTGTTCAAGTGCTTCTTTAACTACTAAAACGTCATTAGCTATATACTGTTTCTCTTCATCAGTTATAACGCAACCTGCATATCTATATCCGGTATATTCCATATCTAATTTTTGATGCTTTGTTTTAAAAGATTTACCTATTTGTTTTACTGAAAATGGTAATAACTTTAAGCTATCTCTTAATTCTATAAAATGGTTATTAACTTTAATAGTTAACATATACCATTGACCCATAGAAGATATTGTGTATCTGAATGTATTATTTTTCATATATCTTTCTTTAATAAATTCGCCTTGTGTACCCTCTTCATTATATTTTTCATATGCCTGCTCATACTTTAGCTTTGTTAATAAATATGACAACCAAAAATTACCGTCAAATTTTAAATTATGATAGTATGCTATAATGTCGCAATCTAATGACTTAAAATAATTATATTGTTCATCAATAGAATGAAAAATCTGCACGTTTTCTGTATATAATTCTACGCTTGCACTTGCCCATACTTCTGTAAATGTTTGACCCTTATATACTGTTGTTTCAAAATCACACATAAATTTACGATAATTTCTCATATATTATCTAAATCAGTAAATCCAAAATATTCATTAATATCATTTGATTGTGTAGCCATTACGCGCGACATATCGTGATTTGATAACAAGGGAATTAAATCTTCTGTTTTTGCTTGTACTACTTCGGAATAAACGCTTTCATTAATACTATCTATTGCAGATATAATTTCTTCTTCATTCTGTTGTAAATATTGTTCATATTGCTCCTCGCCAAAATCCTCTTGCATTTGTTTGATAATACCTAGAACAGTATAATAAAAATTTTCAAGGTTATAATCTATTGCTTCACCACCATGCGTATATGCTTGTTTTTTACTAGGTAAAGCCTGCAACCTTGAAATAATAGAGTCTGTAACTGTGTAAGTTTCTGCATGTTCTCTTTGTGATATTTCTGATTGTAAATCCTGCAAAATGTCTTGTGTTATTTTCTTAGGAAAAGCTTTTAAACCACTTATATCAATTCCTTGTTGAGTTGCTTTATCCAAAATAGATTGATATGCTTGCTGATTTTTCGTCAAACGTTTCTTTGCCATAGTTTCTTATCTCCTCTCTAAATTAATACGACCCCTGCTAACTTAATAGCAAGGGCCAGCAGTAAGATAAAATTTTAGTTTACTGATTTTACATCAAGGGTACAGTCGATATAAGGTCTGCCTGCCTTTGTTGTACCACTAATTTTAATAACGTTGAATGGCTTATCATGCATGATATTTACTATGTTATCAAAACTACGCTTGAATGTAGCAGACTGACAAGAGAATACCTCATTATCTGGTGTAATGATTGATAAAATATCAACATCACCATTGTCCTTTTCATCCGTAAATGTAAGATATCCTGCTACTGGAATAGAAGTATCGTCCTCGACATTTTTAAGAGATACGATAGCTCTATCTAATGTCATTAAATATTGCTCAACTTCATTAAAATCTTTTGATTGTGTGTTAATTCTAATTGCCATAATGTATGTTCTCCTTTACTTTGTTATTCTGCGTCTCTCTGCTCTTTTGCCTTTGTTACTGTATCTGCTTCAATTGCTTTACGTGTTACAGGGTCAAGTATTACTGCTCCTGCAATAAAATCTGTTTCACTCATACCATAGAGTGCTTCAATTGGTGAAAGTTCTCTAACTGCTACACATGTGCAAACATCTGTGTTGTAATCCTTTGATACTTTCTTTAAGGCTTTTGCCTTGTCCTCAATCTTACCACTAAGTGTGAAGACCCTCTCGGTTGTTTCGGCAGTCTGCGTATTTACGCAAAGTGCAGTTACTTTTGTTGAAATAATTGTTCTTGTTACCATTTGTTTACGCATAATCTTGTCTCCTTTTCTTTGTATTATGATTTATAAAATTGCAACACCAACAATGGTGTATTAGTCAAGTTGATTTTTGCAATCTGTTTACTGATAGCTTGCTATCTCTTGACTATCAAGCAGGATAAAAAATCGTCTACTTTATGTCGAATAATGATTTTACAATCGTCTCGGTATATAGTTTCTGTTGTTACGTTGCGTTTATCCGTTCTGCATAAGACCTTTAATGTGCTAGGGTCTGTTATAAGTTGTGCGTATAATGTTTCTATCATATGTTCACCGCCTTTTGAGGAGACCACACTAGCGAGTGTCGTATTGACTAGCGCTAGTGTGGGTATGCTATTGCAAAACGTAATTTGTAAGAGATGTAATACCTCTTTACATATTATATAATATAGTAGGAATGTAAATACAGTATGTCATAATTATGAACATTTTATGAACTTTTCCACAATTCAATTTTCTGCAATTTACGAAAATTTACGAAAATTTGTACAAATTATCAATAAATATGTTGTACCATTTTATGATAATAATGCATATAAAATATATTACATTGTTTCATAAATACTTTTTCTTCATTATCTATTCTTTTTGTAATATATAAATATTCTATTTTATACTTTATTAAATTAAATAACTGTGTTATTATTCTCATACTATTATTTTTACCAATTAACATTGTTTCAAATTGACTATATTCCTTGTGAATTATTCGCTCTAATTTATGTTTTCTTTTATTTGTCATTTTTTAAAAACCCCTATAATTAATTTCTAATTTAATACGTTTATACATTTCATCAATACACATTGTTGCATAATATTCATCTAAGTTTAATAAACACTCATATTCGCCATATACCATGTAAGTGTAAGAAGAAATTAAATTAATAAGTAACATAATATTGGCTCTAAAACTAACACAATCAACAAACTTAAATGTCCATATAATTTTTTTCAACAATCTGTATCTGCGATAAAGTATTTTAGCTTTGTTTTGATAAAAACTCATATTATAAAAAACCTCTTTTCTATTAATTCGTGATAAAACTTGACTATGTTATCAGAAATTTCCGTTGATGGTACACCAGTCATCATATCGTAATCAAGCGTGTCAAGGAAAAACCACTTTTCGCCTAGTTCACGTGTTTTGATTATGATGTACCACATATTTTCAATGGTAGCATATCCGTAAAAAACTTTTCCATTTACCTTTTTAGATACTTTTGTTGCTATCTCTATGACAAAATCCTCATAAATATCGTCGATTTCTGTTATCGTATTCTTTCTATGTTTGTAAAACATTGCACATTCTCCTTTTCTATTCTTCGACATTCACATATAATAAATTTTTATTTAATATCTTAAAATTAATTACTTTCATTTTTTTAAGCTGTTTGTTTTTAATAATCTGTGATTTTACATAAATCTCAGATATATCGTATTGAACATCATGCAAATAAAAAGTTGTGCTTTCACTATATTTTACAAGTGTTCCTAATTTGATGTTATTTGTCATTATTTCTCCTCTTTTCGTTGTTTGCGTACTCTCTTCTAATTTCTTTTAAGCAATCAGAACAATAACATCCCTCATAGCCCTCAATCTTATAGAAAAAGACCGCCCAATTCTTATTCCATTTTCCTTTTTCAAGACATCTCTTACAAGAAGCTTGCCCCTCTCCTACGAATTGTGTTACTTTCATTTTTATCACCTCTCTTCATTACTTGCTATATTTAATTGTAAAGCCTGCGCAGGGACTTGCACCCTGCTGTGCGCTTGGACGCTTAGGCTATTTTAAATTAATTATTATACAACTCTCTCCGCTATCTCCTACAGAATAAATAGTATCTATCAAATAATCAAAGAATCTACATGGAATGTCTTTAGCTAAACCGCTCCACTGAACATAACTAGTATTAAGTATTACTTCTTCACTATCTAACAAAATTCTAAATAAATCTTGAACTGTCATATTATTTCACCTCTTTTCTATTTTCGTCTAACTCAACAGCATACTCTAAAAAATCTTTTTCAGTAATGCCATATAATTTTGATGACTTCTTAGCATTTACAAGCTTTAAGAATTTTGCACTATTGTTATAATCAGTCATAAATCTCTTTTCAATTTCCTTGTCACTCAAATCTCCAATATATGTCTCATTCAATGTAATAACCTCATTGGTATCAAGGTTAAAAGCCATAATTTCAGCATTAGTTACTGTGATTGTTCTTGTAATTAACTTTTCTTTTCTCATATTGTTTCTCCTTTACTTGTTTGTGCTTGTTTAATTGTTACTTACTGATATGGTTATCAGTGATACAAGTAAGTCGGAGTTGCACCGACTCGACAGCTTTTAAACTGTCCAAAACTCCTGCCATTTATTATAATTTCTCTTTTCATTTTTATATATCTCCTTTCCTTTATCTTTAAGTACATTATAACGGGCAGTTGTAAACAGCGTATGACCAAAATGTAAACAATTAGTGAACAAATTTAATAGTACTATAGTCCCAAGTTAGACGCAACTAACTTCGTGCACTCTTTGTACCGCGCTAACGCGCTAATGCTGTACCACTGTGAAGTGCATGGGGTGTACCAAAAATCTCGACGTTCG